CCGCCTCTTGCAATCTCTCCTTACAAAGATTTAGCCGGAACTGGCGAGAACCAGCCGACATTACCGCAGGTCAGAGACTACTTTCCAAGATTGGAAACGTCTGGTCTGTCGAATCTGTCTTACGGCCCCCAGGTTGCAAAGTGGGCGGAGACGTACCAAAACATTTGTCTTTTTGAATGGCAACTTCATGCGTTGAGTGGACAACTTAGTCACGATGAAAATGGCGACCTTTTGTTTCGTGAATCTTTATGCAGTACGGCTCGACAGAACGGTAAGTCGGTTGGGCTTGGTGCGATGATTGGTTGGTGGTTGACAGACTTTGCAAAGATGCGTGGGATGCCTCAAAACATCTTGTCGGTGGCAAACCGTTTGGATCGTGCTGAGGCGATCTTTAACAGCCTGGCTCCTTTGCTTGTTGACTTGTTCGGCGCTAAAGCAATGAGAACTTTTGGTCGTAAGTCGGTGACGATGCCGGACGGGTCTATGTGGGAAGTTCGTGCAGCTTCTCCGAACTTGCATGGTGGGTCGTATGACCTGATCGTTGTGGACGAACTTTTCAATGTGTCTGAGAAGTGTTTGTCGGAGGCTTTACGGCCGTCGCAGATTGCTCGCAAGAATCCTTTGTTGAGTTGTTGGAGTACAGCTGGTGATGAGTCGAGCACGGCCATGATCCATATGCGTGAAACGGCAATCTCAGAGATTGAACGAAGCGAGCGCACAAAACTATATTTTGCTGAGTGGAGTATTGGCGATCGGGACTGGCGTAACCCTGAGAACTGGATTTACGCAAACCCTGCTCTCGGTAAAACAATTACGATTGAGGCACTTCAGGCTGTGTCTAAGAAGGACAGTTTCCTCAGAGCACATCTTAATATGTTCGTAAGTAGTCGAGGCAGTTGGTTGGAGGAAGGCGTTTGGGCGTCTTGTAAAACTGAGGACCCAATGCCTGCCGGTGGAGTGCTGGCCGTAGAGATGAGTATGGACACGAACCGTTATGTTGGCGTCAGATCGTCAATGTTTGATGGCATTGTGCAAACTCATGTCGAGTTCATTGTTGATAACGAAACGGCGCTTTGGGTTGAGATTGATCGAGTCATGGCTGACAAGCTTGTTGCCCTGGCTATTACGCCGACGTTAGAAATCCATGCGCCTTTGCATTACCGTCGCCGCATGACTGTGGTCGGTCAGGCCGAAATGTTGAAATGGACAGGCATTGCTCAAAAGATGATCATTGAAGGTCGTGTTAAGCATTCTGGTCAAGTCAGTTTGTCGGAACACATATTAAGAAGCGTCCTCGTTAAGACAGGAATGGGAGTCATGATTTCTCACAAGTCGAGTCCAGGACCAATAGAACTTGCTAAGTGTGCAGTGTGGGGTATTGCTCTTTCTAGCAAATATCAGAATCGGGCTAAACCCATAATGGTAGTAAGGTGAACTAATATCGGCATCGTGTCGACGGGTTCGTCGGGGACCCGTCGGCACTCCCCTGCAAAGGAAACCTAATGGGATTATTTAGCAAAAAAGAAGTGACAAAGGCGGCTATTAGTCCTATTCCTGAGGAATCGGTTGCAGCTGCAGTTGGCACTAATTACTACCGACAAAACAAAGCGCCCAACACGATCGGCAGTTGGTATACGTACCAGTCTGGGTTGGCTCGTAATCGTGCCATTTCTGTTCCTGCGATTAGTCGAAGCCGTGACCTTATGGCCTCAGTTTTGGCAAGCATGGAATTAAAGATGTGCACCGAAATTTGGAACGGCGACGAGATGGAGACTGTGCCGTTGGCTCCTCGCACCTGGCTACGCCAACTTGATCCCGATATGCCTAACTCGTTTTTGTTCCCGTGGATTTTTGACGACCTGTTCTTTTTTGGTCGTTGCTTCCTCTACATCACCAGTCGCACAAAAGATGGTTACATGGCGTCCGCCACCCGTCTACCGCAAGGCTCCATTGACACGGCCGACGCTGAAGGTCCGGTGTGGTTCGGTAAAAGCAAGGAAATCTATTTCAATGGCGGCGCTCTAGACCCTGCCGATGTTGTTCAGATTTACAGTCCTACGCAGGGCATGATTTACATGAGCGAACAAACCATCGCTACCGCTCTGAAATTGTGTGATGCTCGTTTCCGTAACGCAAGTTCAGCAATACCAGCTGGCGTTCTGAAGCAGACTGGCGGAGAACCGTTGTCGGCTGAAGAGTTAGGTGCTTTGGCTGAAGCGTTCAACGAGGCTCGAAGCACTAACCAGACTGCAGCTCTTAACGAGTTTTTGACTTACACAGAAACGACAGCGACACCAGACAAAATGCTGTTGATTGATGCAGCCGAATATCAGTCAAAAGAGATCGCTAACTTGTGCAATGTACCCCCGTATTTGTTGGGTATTTCTACTGGTTCATACGCTTACACAAACAGCGCAGGCGCTAAGTCGGACTTGTGGACATTTGGATTGTCAATGTATGCACAAGCAATTTCGTCAGCCCTCAGCCAGCAACTTCCTCGAGGCACTTATGTCAAATGGGATGTTGAGAAGTGGTTAGAAGCTGACAGTTACATGAAAAAAGAAACAGAACAAAAGCAAGAAAACACTCAAGAGGAGTTGGCATGATTAGGTTTAGTTCAAATACTTTTGCTGTAGAAGCTGCAGGCCCTGACGGGGAGGATCGTCGCACCATCACAGGCATTGCAGTTCCCTACAACACTTTTGCAACAGTTTCCGATGGAACAAACGTGCAGTTCGCACCAGGCAGTTTGTCTGTTGAAGGCAAAGCGCCAAAACTGTATATGTACCACGACTCAACGCAAGCAGTCGGTTTAGTGGCCGAGCGTGTTGACAGTCCAGAAGCGATGTATTTCACGGCACGAGTTTCTAATACTCGAGCAGGCGACGAGGCTTTAGTGCTTGCTTCCGACGGTGTTATTGACGCTGTATCTGTTGGTGTAAATCCGACAGAGTTCAAATACGACGACGCAGGAAACATGACAATTATCAAAGGCGATTGGGTTGAATTATCGCTAGTCCCACAGGGGGCATTTGCCGGTGCTACGATTACGAAAGTAGCGGCGGAAGCGCCACAAGTCGAAGAACAAAAGGAAGAACCAAAAATGGAACTTAGCCCAATCGTTTCAGAGGAAGTCATTGTGCCTACCGCACCAATCTTTGCTCAGCCCAAGCGTGAGTTCGCTATGCCTAGCGCCTCCGAAATGCTGGCCGCTTACCACACTGGTGGCGACACTTGGCACAAAGTAAACGATGCTTTTGTTCAGGCTTCAAAGCGTAATCAGACTGCGATTCAAGCAGCAGCTGGCGACATTTTGACTTCTGACACGCCAGGCTTGCTCAGCGTCAGCGTTTTGGGTCCCGTGTTCCAGGACCTGAACTACGTCCGTCCAGTCGTTAACGCTTTTGGCGCTCGAGCCATGCCGAACACGCCAAGCCGTCAGTTCATCCGTCCGACCATCACGACCCACACTTCTGCAGCAGTCCAGTCTGCTCAGCTTGACGCAGTGTCGGCAACCACAATGGTTATTGCTTCAAACACTGTCACCAAGTCAACCGTTGCCGGTCAGGTCACCTTGTCACGCCAAGACATTGACTTCACCGATCCTGCAGCAATGCAAGTCGTGTTGAACGACCTCGCTGGTCAAGTGCTTATTAAGACTGACGACATTGCAGCTGACGCCTTGGTTTCAGGTGCTACCGCTTCGGGTTCAACTTGGACTGTTACCGCTGCCGATCCGTCAGGATTGTTCACTGCTCTGTACGACGCCGCTCGAGAAATTGCGGAAGATTCGAACTTCTTCCCCACTCACTTGTGCGTGTCGCCTGACGTATGGGAAAAGTTGGGCCGACAGACCGACGCTGACAAGCGTCCAGTGTTTGGTTACAACGCCAACGGCATGATGACAACCAACTCAATTGGTAACGTCTCTGGTCTTCAGTACACCAGCATGAATGTTCTCGGTTTGAATGTTGTTGTTGACAACAACTTCGCTTCCGGAACCATGCTTGTGGTTTACGCACCAGGCTTTGAAATCTACGAATCAGGCCCGCAATTGTTGAGCCTTGACAACCCGAGCACACTTGGCAAGAACCTGAGTATCCACCAGTACTTCGCCACCTTCGTCGCTAAGTCGAGTTTCATTCAATCAATTACTATCGCCTAACTACTAGCCCGAAAGGCGGTTAGCCGATCATGGCTGTATATCAAGTCACATTCCACCAGCGGTTGGATAACTATGCGGTTGTTCAAACGCTGACGGAACCCGATGTCGCTGTTGGGCAGTCAATGACAATCGCTAGTTTGGGTCACGACCTGAACGGCACTCATGTCATTTACGATCTGCCGAGTTACCTGTTTATTGGCGTTGACTCTGAAGGTGATCTCCTTTTTGATGTCAACCAACCGATCCCGAACCAAGTGTTGTTTTATGATGAAGGCAGTAATTTAGATCGAAGCTCCACAACTGTTGGAACTTTGACCTATACCGAAACTTGCACTTGGGTCACAGGCCCACAAATTGCGACATACCTCGGCATCACTACTGCTGGTGACGAGACAGCCTTTTTGGTGCAGGTCGCTGCAGCTGCAAACTCGTTCTGTTTTCGCCGACGTCAGGAGTCCGGATACACAGACTCGTTAACCACTTCGCCTGGTGGAGATGTCACGCTCGGAACGCTCATGTACGGTTCCGCTCTTTATCGTCAGCGTGGCTCGGTTGACCAGTTCGCATCATTCACAGATATGGCGTCAGCGCCCACTGTAGGGCTCTCAGGCATCGTCAAACAGTTGTTAGGCATCAACAGACCACAGGTCGCCTAAAATGGCTTACACGGACTTCCTGAACGAGGCACTAGATGATCTGGTCACTACTCTTCAAACTATTTCGGGGCTTAGGGTTGTTAACGATCCTCGCAATATCGCTCCACCTTGCGCTTTTGTGGATGCTCCGACCGTCGAATCGTGGAACGGCAACATTGTCAAAATGACGTTCCCTGTAACCTTAATCAGTAACGGCCCAGGCAACCTTGACGCATTACGCCAGCTCCTGTCGCTTACTGCTGAACTGGTCACAAAAGATGTTGCGGTAATGAGTGCATCACCGAAAGTTGTTTCGGTTGGTGGCGCTGACTATGCCGGATACGAACTTCTCATCCCACTACAAGCACAGGATTCATAATGGACAAATATGTAATTACAAGTATTCGAGTCGGCGAGATCGGCACAGCGTTTGTTGCTGGACCCTCTGACGACATTGATTGGCTGCTTGAAGGTGGCTTCATTCAGCGTTCCGACACTCACCCATCGAAGGGTGCTAAATTGACCGTTAAGCCCGACGAACCAACTTCAAAGAAAGACTGATCGTCATGGCTACTTCGACATACCTATCCAATCCAATCGTTTCTATTGGCGCTGTTGATATTTCGGATCAGTGCACAAGTGCGAACTTGTCGCAAAAGATCATGGCTTTGCCTGACAATGCGTTCGGTTCTACTTCAACAAGTTTTACGGCCGGTTTGCAGGACAACACTTTGACCTTGGAGCTCTATTGGAGCACTGCGGCCAGTGAGACTTACGCAACTTTCAAATCGCTTGTCGGCACGAAAATTGCGTCAGTTACCATTAAGCAAACTTCGGCCGCTACCAGCGCAACGAACCCAATTGGAACCTTGGTAAACTCGTATCTTGAAGAGCTTCCTGTCGTGTACTCGCTTGGAGAATTGAGCCGTTGTACCATCACGCTTCGTGGTGGCACTTTCGCCTGGACTGAAGTCTGATCTAACCAAACCTAAACAAAGGACCCGACATGAAACTTACAATCCGATTCGACATCGGCTACGGACCTGCCACGATCACGACAACGCTTGCAACGCTTGTCGCATGGGAACGCAAGTTCAAAATGAAAACGTCTGACCTTGCCGACAACTTCGGTATGGAGGACATGGCGTTTATGGCTTGGCACTCAGCCAAAGTCCAGACCGAACACGGCCAGTCAATCCCAGTTGAATTTGACTCGTTTGTTAACAAACTTGTTGAGATTGAGATCGTGAGCACTGCGTCCGCAAACCCTACGAAAGCGGATCACACCGCTTCTCTCTAGCCCAACTGTTAGTCATAACAGGCTGGTGGCCACCTGGTATAGACTTTGATTCAGACGACCTCTCGACAGTCGCAAAGATTCTGAAGGAGAGGTGAACCATGTCGATATCTGTTGATGGGCTTGAGTCCACCTTGAAGGCATTAAAAAAGGTTCAGCCTGAGGTTCAAAAGCAGTTTTTTAAGGACGCTAAAAAGATTCTTAAGCCTGTCGTTGATGAGGCAAAAAAGTTGTATCCGTATGGCGACCCAACTAAAAAGAATGGGGCATGGCCGTCTGGTATTAGTCGCACTTGGGCACCTGGTGGTAGAGGTTTGTTTCCGTATGTTCAGAGCGCAGCTGTGCGTGGCATCTCTGTCAAGACGTCTCTGTCAAAGAAAAACGATGCTGTTCTAACGATTGTTAACAAGGACGCTGCAGCTTCAATTGTGGAGTTTGCTGGCACTAACCCAAACCGTCTTGCTGATGCTCTAAACGGTTGGGGAGAGAAGCCTCGAGTGATGTGGCGTGCGTATGAGAACAATGCCGGTCAAGTTGAAACTGAGATGAAGCAATCTGTTGATGAGGTTATGGCTCAGATCAGCCAGTTAACGAAAGCGTTGGTGCTGTAATGGCTATCCGTATTCCGATCATTACGGACCTTCAAGACAAAGGCATACAGGAAGCCAGGCGCCAGTTCGGAAAGTTTAAAGCAGACATTGCTGCAGCTGATGGAACTATGGGCAAGTTCAAGGCTGGTTCTAAGGCTGCTTTTGATGGTGTCAAAGCGCAAGCAGGCAACCTAGCAATTGTGGCCGGAACAGCCATTGCAACTTTTGCTATTAAAGCAATTGGGGACTTTCAAGACTTAGCGATTGAGGTAAGCAAGTTTAGTGATGCCACAGGTTTAGCGGTTGAAGATGCTTCAAAGATGATTGAAGCCGCCGGTGATATCGGCGTTCCTGTTGACAAACTTGAAACTGCTATCGGCAAATTAAACCGAACTATTGGAGCCGACCCTGACAAAGTTCGTGACCTTGGCGTTGACCTCGTTTACTTGAACGACGGATCATTAGACGTTAACGAAACATTCCTTAACACTATTGATCGAATCAAAGCAATCAAGGACCCTGCAGAGAAAGCCAAGGTTGCCGCTCAGCTCCTTGGTAAAGGCTGGCAGGACATGGCCGAACTTATTGAGTTAGGCGCAGACGATTTAAGAGCTTCATTAGACAGCGTTGATGACTCAAAGATTATTGACAAAGAGGAAGTTGACAAAGCCAAAAACTATCGCGCCGCTATGGATAACCTCAAAGACTCTTTTGAGAAAATGGCTATAAACCTTGGAGAACGTTTACTTCCCAAAGTTGCTGAGTTGCTTGATTTATTAGCCAAATTACCTGAAGCGTTGCGTGGTGCTGGAGGCGTCGTTGAGGATGCTTTCTCAGATGCAGACTTGGCAGAAATGGGCAACGAGGCCGCAGCTGCACGAATTGAAATGAAAGCCCTCGCCGATATGTACGGCGGCTATTACGCCAGTCGAGTACAGGGTGCCAAAGACGACACTTACAAACTTGAGGAACAAATGTTGTTACTTGAGGAAGCGACAGCTGCAACTGAGGAAGCATTCCAGAATCTTAAAAACGAATTAAAACTTGACAGTGCAGTTGCAGACGCTAAAGGAATGCTTGACCAACTTAAAGAAAAAGCCGTGGAAGCGTTCCAAGGTGCTGACGGTGCTTTAAGTGAATACGAACAGGGCCTTATTGACGCCAAACTTAAGATCCTTGATCTTGCCGAAACCATAACTTTGACTGATTCGGAAAAAAATCGGATTCGAGTTCTTGTTGATACTGGTCAACTTGAAAAGGCTTTAGCCATGATTGAGGCGATTGGGAACACCGAAAAGTTCAAAAAGTTGTATGGCGGTACTACCGATCCTTTTGCGGCTATTGCTGGCGCTAACACATTTGACCTTTCGGGTTTGCAGTTTCGTGCTAACGGGGGTCCGGTCGCTGGTGGCTCGACTTACCTTGTTGGTGAGCGCGGCCCAGAGTTGTTCACACCGTCGTCGTCTGGAAGCATCACACCAAACAATGCTTTAGGTGGTAATACGATTACAGTCAATGTCAACGGTGGCGACCCCAACGCTGTTGTCGCAGCTCTACGGACCTATATGTTCCGTAACGGCCCGTTACCAATCACGGTGGCGTAATGGCTTCAATCACATGGACAGCATTCAAAGT